TGGCGGCAAAAGAAATGCACAAATTAAAAATTATTGCAGAACAAACTGGTATGTCTTATGATGATTTGGTTACCGCTGGTAAAAATGCCAAAAAATTTAGTATGATTAAATCACAAATAAGATTTGATGTTGGTGGTGGTGAAGAAGGTAAGGCTTTGCAAGATTACTTGACAAACAAAGCTCTTTTCCAAGATGGTAAAGCGTATATTCAAGTAAAAGGTGAGAAAAAACTTATTAGTACATTGACTGACCAAGATAAGAAAATCTTAAAAGCCGAAATGGAAGAAAAGAAAAGCATGAAAGAAAGAGCTGAAGAAGCTAGAACTTTTGATGAGGCACTTACTAATTTGATTAACCAATTAAAAATTTATTTATTACCATTAATAGAAAAATTAAGCGACCCTAAAGATGGTTTAATTAAAAAGCTAGACACGTTAGCTGCTGATTTTAATAAACCTGGTGGTTGGGGTGATAAGATAGAATATTTTGCTGGTAAAATTGGTGAGTTTATAACAGCTGTTGGTGGTTGGATTATCGAACACCCTAAATTAACCGCTGGATTATTATTGTTTAGTAAAGCCGTTCCTTTGGTTAGTGCAGCCTTTAAATTATTTGGTGGGGTTTGGGACACAATTAAATGGTTTAAAAACGGTGTTGCATTAGGTGAAGGGTTTAACACGGTTGCGTCTGCTGGTGGTGGCGGTGGCGGTGGCGGTGGTGACATAATGGATGAATTATCTGGTGGTAGAGGTAAAAGTAGAGGTTTTAATTTAAAAAGAACATTTCAAGCTTTTAAGAAAGGCGGTTTTAAAGGTGGTTTTAAGTCATTAGGTAGACAAGCAATGAGTTATTTTAAACCAGCTGGTAAGACAGCTAGTGCTGCTGGTAAAACAGCTAAAGTTGCTGGTAAAACAGCTAGTTGGGGTAGTAAAGCAATGAATGTTGCTGGTAAAGGTTTGAATTTGGGTGGTAAAGTTGTTTCTAAATTTGCTAAGGTCTTAGCACCTTTAGAAGTTTTAAAAGACCAATTTGATTTCTTTAGTAGTAAAAGTATGAGAAAAACTGGTGCTGCTGGTTGGTTCGAATCGTTGGGTGGGTCTGGTATGAGTTTGATTGATTGGATTCCTGGTGTTAATCAGTTGACGGAAGCCGTTGGTATTGGTGTTAATAATATGAACACCGATAACTTGGCAAATGCAAGAGCTGTTTACAGAAGCAAATACCCAAGCGCACCAACAATATTACCAAACAAAGTGTTATTTAAAGACATTAGAAAAAATCCAAAAGATTACCCAGATGATGTTGTTGAAGATGCTGAAGACGTAACCGCTGAAGATTTGGAAGATGGTATTATTAGACCTGGACGTGGAAGACATGTTATTAAGAATGAATACGGTAAAACATGGATTACAAAAAGCGGTGACGGCCTTGCTGTATCACCAAACATAAGTCAAACTGGTGGTGGTGGAACAATGAGACATGAATTCGGTTCATTGAATATTTCTGGAAACATAACCGTTAATATTCCAGGAGCGTCATCACTAACTGTTGAATTAACAAAAGATGAGACATTCCGTAGACACATTACAAGAATGGTACAAGAAGAAGCGGTAAAACAGTTGAATCAAGGTAAACCTAAACCATAATATTAAGTTGATAATCAGATAATTAAAACTTTTTTAAAAAAAATTTGTTTAAAAACTTGTTTTTGTGGTAAAAAAACTGTACATTTGCATTATTATAAAATAATATAAATAATTATTAATAAATAAATTAAATACAAATATACTATGTTTTTAGGAAATATTGTATAAATATTAAAAATATTTTTTTCTTAAAAACATTAATTAAAATTTAAAGGCACTATCTGTGCCTTTTTTTATTTATTGAAGTCGGTAATAACATTTATTTTATCAAAATTTATAGTACAATAGTATTTATATATAAATCAATGTTATTATGCCTATTTTTTATAATACAGCAGCACCAACACCGACAACTAAAAACACAATAAATAGTGTTACAGTTGGATATGGTATTCGTGACTTTTTATTAAACTTAAATTTACTACCAACGTCAATGGTACCAGCTGGGTACTCAACAAATACGGCAATAAACGGTAGTCCAAGAGTTGGTGAACCAGTTTTAAACCTTATGGTTAACTCTGGTGCTAATGTTGTTCCAAATGGTTTACCTTTAGAGACTGAAGGTATTCTTTGGAAGGAATTAATTATTGTTACAAATAAATTCAAGAATACTGACTCAACAGCAAATAATTTAAAAAGTGTTGATTATGTTCAAGATATATCCAACACTGATTTTGGAAACGCTGAATGGCCACAAGGTATTCAACCATACCCAACTTTTGAAAATGCAGATGTTGAAGCGTATGGTATCAAAGGAAAAACAGCAGTTGCTGAATATAGAAAAAAGAATACTATAAAAAATTTATATTTAGATGCTTCAAAGCAAATAGATATGGCTTCTTTTATTGATTTACAACCTTTAGACATATCTCAACAAATAAAAGGTTATTTAGACACATATGGTGGTTTAAATTTAGGTGGTAGTGGTGGTGTTCAAGCTGCAAATGTTATTGGTAGTATAGTAAACGGACAAGGGTTAGGTTTAGCAAAAGGTGGTGTGGTAACAAACTTTGATGTTAGGTCTTCATTGGCTGGTAGAGTGTTGGGAGCAACTGGTTTAATCAATGATACAAAATTAGGTTTGATTGGTGGTCAACAATTAGCGTTGGCTTTAGCCAACAACGCAGCGTTTAATTTACAACAAGACATTTTAGGTGCGCTTAACATTCAAGATAACATATTAAGTTTAGTTAAAGGAGATGGTTTTGCTGCCTTTCCTAGACCTAACTATACTATTACAATACCAGAAGGTAAAACTGGTAGAATTTTAGATTATACGTCTAAAGTTTTAGGTTTTACAATACCTAGAAGTTATGTTACAGATGACGGTTCCTTATTTCAATCAGAAAGCGGTGCAGATACATCTAACGTTGATAGAGCAAACGCTTTAATTTTAACAACTGGTAAAGGTCAAATACAAGCGTTATTAACAAATGTAAAAGCAAACCAAATAGGTACAAGCGCAGAAGGATACGATAGTCCAAAAAATTCACCATTTAGAGTTGGTTATGCACCAGCATACGCTAATAACAAAGGTGAAGTTCAAATAACTGATGGTATTATTTATGCTTTTTATAAAGATGGTAAAACATTAAACTTATTCAACAAAGAAGATGGTGTTATTTCTGATTTAACTTATTTGAGAGAAGATAAGGTTGATGGATATGGTTTTCAAAGTCCAGATGATTTTTTCCTTGAAACTTATCAAGGCAACGGGGTTTCGGATGAGAATAATATAAAAACACCAACATTTTCATGGTCAACAACAAAAGAAGGGTTAACAAATACTGAGTATGGGGCTACGTTTACCGCAAAAGTTATCCCACAAAGTGAAGAAACCAAGAAAAGTTTATTGGTTAAAACACAAAAACTTTTCAACAGTAAAGGTATGAAAAATATCGTATCTAGAAAAGGTGAAATGTCTAAATTCTCAACACAAATACAAACAGCAAATGGATATGGTTTTTCAAAAGGTAATGCTGTTTTAAGCAAAGCTAGTTTTAATTTAGGGACTGGTAGAGTTGAGAGTTCTTTTAAAGAACCAGAAGATGCATATTGTAGAGCATGGACAACATATTCTAGATATGATACTATTGCTGGTGGACCAAATGAAGATAGAGCTGGTTTAGTTAGAAATGATGCGTTGTATTTAGGTACTGGTGAAAATTCTGTACCGTTTAGAAATATTGTACAAAATTCGGTGTTGGAAGACACTGGTTTTGTTAAAATAGTTCCATATAGAACTGATTTTGATAAAGCTAAAGATGCTATTAGTGTTGATTCTAAAAGATATATGTTATCTATTGAAAATTTAGCGTGGCATGATAAAAGAGATATGTTACCTAAAGGAGAATTGGGTCCAGGTGATTTAATAACTGGTAAAAAAGGTAGAATCATGTGGTTTCCACCTTATGATATTCAATTTAGCGAATCAACCAGTGTTGAATGGGAAACTAATAAATTTATTGGTAGAGGTGAACCAATATACACATACAATAATACTGAAAGAACTGGTAACTTATCATTTAAGATAATTGTTGACCATTCAACATATACAAACACATTTAGAGACCCAAATGGTCCAGATGACCATTATGTTGCTTCTTTTATGGCTGGTTGTATTGAACCAAGCAGTATTTGGACTGATAAATTTACTAGTTCTCAAAGTAGTCAAATTGTTAGTAAAGAAAACAGAATACCACAAAAGAAACAAGACCCAAAAGAGCCGCCAATGCCAGAAGTTATGTTTGTTTATTTTGCAAACGATAACACTATTTTAATTAAAGGTTATGAAAATGGTTTAAGCGGTTCAACTAGTGCAGACACAATAAACTATGAGGTTAACCCTAGTGGTGACGGTTTTGGTATTGGGGCGTACCCAGCTGGTCTTACAAAAGAATATTACGATAAAAAAATACCAAATTCAGCAACATCAACTTGGCCAGATACCAACAACTATGGATTAAACTATAGTAAAAATAGTAAATTAACTAAAGAATCAAAAGTTGGTGACGCTGTTTTTAGGGGTATTTACTCTCCAGGTTATTTTGATTCTTTAGCTCAATACCTTAAAACTGAGTGTAAGTTTTGTAACGCTACTGTTTCTGGTTACGCCAGTGGTCAAGGAACTGCTGAGGTCAATGAAAAATTATCTAAATTGAGGGCTGATGCTATTATTGAATTTTATATTAAAGAGTTAGTTGCTAGAGGTGTAGATTCAGAAGCTAACTTAACAAAAAGATTTAAAGTTGGTAAATTTATGGAGCTAGGTGCTGTAGGGTCCGCATACAATGTAGTATACGAAGGTAAAAAATATCCAGTTAAGAAAGCTGATAGTGGGTGTATTATTTGTGTAAATAAAGACAAAAAAACTGTAAAAGTTAGGAATATTATCTGTCCAGTTGACCAATTAGGATGTAAGCAAGATAGAAAAGCTGAAATTGTTTGGGCGTTTGATAAAGATGCTGCATTGGCCGCTGTTGAACAACCAGCGGATAAAATTGAGATAACAAATGAAACAATAACAACAACAATAAAACAAAAATTCTATAATGAAACAATGTTTTTTGATAAGTTGTTAAAAACCGATTCATTTATTTTTGATAAATTTAGAGAAAAGATAAAATATTTTCACCCAGCTTTTCACTCAACAACACCAGAAGGTTTAAACTCTAGATTGACATTTTTACAACAATGTACTAGACAAGGTTCTACCGATAATAAGAACACCAATAATTTAGCGTTTGGTAGACCACCAGTTTGTATTTTAAGAATTGGGGATTTTTACCACACTAAAATTGTTATGGATAGTGTTAGTTTTGAGTACGAACCATTGGTTTGGGATTTAAACCCAGAAGGTATTGGTGTACAACCTATGATTGCTAATGTATCTATATCATTCAAATTTTTAGGTGGTGAATCGATGTATGGTCCTTTGAACAAACTTCAAAATGCGTTATCATTTAACTATTTCGCAAACACGCAAGTTTATGAAGCTAGAGCTGATTATATTTCACAAGAAAGACAAACTAATACAACTGTTTCAGTTACAGACACACCAGGAAAAAAAGCAGAAGATGGCAGTAGTGAAAGATATGATGTAACGGTTACAGCTCAAAGAATAAGTCCAACTGGTTTTTATTATAATAATGGTCGTGAAAGTATTGACCCAGAAATTAGCACTGTATCAACAACAGTAGCACCAGTGGCAAGCCCAGATAACCAAATAAAAGGAAATGAAAACGCAAACAGTGGAACAGCAAATCAGACTGAACCAGCAACAACTGGAACAACTGAACCTAAACTAACTGGTATTAAATTTATTTCGGTTAACGAATCACAAACGCTTTTAAACAGTACTGGCATTAAAAATTCAATATTATTAAAAATGAATAGTGAAAACATTATAACTGGTGGTTTTATAGTAGAAAATATAGTAAAACCTTATGTTGAAAAAGGTATTAAAATAACTTTAAAGGGTATTGATTTACCTTCTTTAACTACTGGGTTAATTAAAAATGATTTTTATTATGAAGAAATTGTAAAATTTGAAGATGATGGTGACACATATAAAGGTATATCAGCATTGGTTAGTAATGGTTACAAAATAGGTAAGTCTGATACTGATGATACACTATTGGATATACCAAATGGTTACTACACATTAAGCGTGTTAGAACAAACTAATATTGTAGCAAAAGCAGTAATAATAGTAGGTAAAACAGATGGGTATATATACCCACTTCCAACTCCTCTTTCAATATAAATAAATTATGGCAAATTACGTAGATAGATATTCAAGCTTTAGAGTTAATTCTGGAATGAAACCACTTCCAGGAATTGTAATACCACAAGCTGACAGCGATTTAACTTATGTTTACAAACAAGGTGTCACTAGACTTGACAAATTAAGCAACATGTATTATAATAATGCATGGAGTGGATGGATGATTATGGCTGCAAATCCACAATTTGGTGGGTTAGAGTTTAACATACCAGACATGACATTAATTATAATACCGTACCCTTTTGATAGTGCGGTTAATAGATACACAACAGAAGTGAGAAACAACAAATTATTATATGGCGAGTAATGACGGAAAAATAGGATGTACAACTGGTAGGGCAAAAATAATCGACCCAAACGATTTTAATGGTTTTAACTCAGACTCAAATGTCCCAGTACAACTTGAAGATTTGAATATTTCGGTTATTTTAACAACATATAAAAAACCTAGAACAAATCTAACAACAACATCTGATGGTAGTACCTTTGAAAGCTCTAGAGAGTTTCGAGTTAACTTCATAGAGGGAACAAATTTGGGTGGTAAAAAGGTTTTAACAACAAAATATACTGATTTAACAACTAGCTTTGAAAAAGGGGCTGTTAACGAAGAAACTTTAGGTATAACAAATATCGACATAGAGTTTAACTCTTCTATGGCACCTATGGTTGCCATAAGTTTTATAGATGTTAGAGGTAGTTCAATTTTTCAGAACGAAGAAAATATTTTAAATGGTTACAACAAATACAGCGTATTCTTCCAGCTGCCTTATCCTTTATTTGAATTAGAAATAAAAGGTTATTATGGTAAACCAGTAAAATACTGTCTACACATGTTGAAGTTCAATTCAAAATTCAACTCACAAACTGGTAATTTTGAGATTACGTGTAATTTTATTGGTTATAGTTACGCTCTGTTATCAGATACGTTATTGGGTTATTTAAAAGCAATACCATATACAAAAATAGGTGAAGAAAGATATACTGCTTATAATTCAACTAGAAACACACCAATTCTGAACTTAAACGAATTGATGAAAAAAATTGACGACATTAATAAGAATTTACCAAAAATTGCTGACTCAGCTCCAGAATCTGTTGAATTTAATTCAACTACAACTGCTTTAGATAGGTTAACGTATATAAAAGATACCATGGACACATTTGCCGAATCCATGCCAGAATTAAATACAGATAAAGAAAACCACGACTATATTGTTTTTAAAACAATAGATTTAAAAACAAAAGAAAATGAAATAAAAATATACAAAGATGATGTAACAAAATACATTGAATCTGATGAAGATAGTTTTAATAAATTAAGTGAAACTGATAAACTAGATGTTAAAACTTTTACATCATTAGAATCAAACAATGTTGCTTTAGGTGCTAAAGTATATAAGAGAGTTACAAAAAAAATGTTTACATCAAATACAGATGCAACGTTGACAACCGCTTTAGGTACACAAAATAATTTAGAAGAAAAAAAACAAAAAATATCTGAGTATCTAAAAAAAAATTATAGCACAGTTGGTGAAGATGAAAAATTAGATATAATTGATTTTAGTTTACAATATGAAGAACTAAACAAGAAAAAAAACACGACTGAAAAAGCTAATGAAAGTGCAAAGAAGGCTTTAGCTAAAAAATTTGAAGAGTCCGTTAGAGACACACTAGGTTTTGACCCAACTGTTAGAGAAATAGTTGAAATTTTTACAGCAGCAATAGAAGTTTTTATTGAAACGATATATGTAGTGTCAACAACAGCTGAAGGTAATTCAGAAAGAACAGAAGAATTGGCTAAAAAATTTACAGCTACTGGTTCACAAGGTTTAGAAACCGACATTTATAATGCAAACATAGAATTAAAAAAATTCTTTCCATGGCCAGATTATAGAGAAAAAGATGATGAGAAAAACACCTATGTTGAAAAATATTTAGGTGCGTCTGGTGTATTGGAATCACCAGAAAAAGTCGATGAACTTGTTTTTATCGAAGATTTATTAAATGCATTTAGAAAAGCTAAAAAAATAGAAGATGCGATAGTTGAAAATCAAGACACTGAAACAACAGCTTGGCTAGCATCAAACCCATTGGACAGTATTGTTTTTAGTGATAAAGAACCATATTCTAGATATGGTGAAGGTGGTGAATTCAAAACTAGAGAAGATTTTGTTAGACTTCTACTTATTAGAGGTATGACATTTTTAGGGTACTCAAACGACCCAGCCGTTCTCCAACCAGAAGAAATAAAAGCAATGGGTGAGGTTGAAGCAGCAGCGATATTAAGAGGTGTTAAAACGGTTGATACGTCTAGTGGTACGTTAAAACAATCATTAACAAAAATAACTTTAGATTTTATAAAAGATGTTGAAGGTACTATAAATGGTAATTCTAGAAAAGTAATAGAAAAAGCTGGGTCTGATTATAAATATACTTACATTTATAACGGAAATGAGTTTAAATTAATACCAGTAAACAAAGGGTTCAATAATGAAAATTGGGGTGACCCAAACAAAGAATATTTGCAAGTGTTAACTGATTTGATTACAAAAAGAGATGTTGATGAATATTTGTTTTTGACAAATTATAGTGATGATTATACACCAGTTACAGCGGCTTCTAAACCAGTAGAAGAATCAAAACAAAGAAAAAATGATGATGGTGGAACATACGTTAAATTTTTTAAAGGAACTGAATTTCCAGCTGCTAATGCAACAGTTACACTACCAGAAGGTGTTACTTCAGATAACGTTATGATATTAGAAAATTTAAAAAAAGATGCCGTAACGTTTGATGCTGGTTTTAATTCATTTGCTGGTGGTTATGGTGCTCAAGATTTTAGTGTTATGGATTGGGGTAATGAAGATTTAACAGATTTAGCACTTATGTATGTTTTTTATAACGACTACCAAGTTGATAATAAATTAACTAATATGGGGAGTGGTTTAGCGTATACTAGGAAAAAAAGTGGTGAATTAAAAGGTAAAGACTTAACAACTAGTAAGTTTGATTTAAAAACTAGTGGTAATATAACAGTACCAAAAATAGGTGACACTCTAAGGTCATTATACTTAAAAAAAGTAGATAATGAAGACGTTAGATTACATGCAGACTGGGGTAAAAATAGAATTTTATTTAATAATATCAAAGATGACTCTGTTAGCTACCCTTATGTGGTATTAAAATATGACGAAAATAAACAATTTTCTCTTTTTGGTAGTGAACTGTATTATAACCAATCATTTAGAGGTAGGTTTAAAAATTATAACAGAGCTTTATTGTTTTTACATTCATTACCTTTTAATAAAATTAAAGAAGATACAGTATTTACCGACAACCCTTTCGGACCAAACGAGATAACACATTTATTTGATTCGAAAGCTGGGTTTGTACACGCACCTAGGTTGTGGTGTGCATATATTGGTGGTATATTATGGAGACAGTCTGGAGATAAGCCAAAGTATGATGATAGTGGAACAAAAATAATAGGTGGCGGTAGCGGTTCTGATGACCCAATAGCATGGAATGTTAATTATGCTGATAACAACAAAGTTAATGTTACCGATACACCAGCTGGTTCTTATTCTTATTTATTTGAAGTACCTAATAAAAACACACAATATTTACCATCGAATATAGAATTCATCGGTGATTTTGACAACCTTAATGATTATGTGAAAATTAATAAACAATTCGATATATGGCCAAACTTACCTAGACAAATAAAAAATGCTTTTAAAAAAACATTTTTTGATTTTGTTAACGGTGAAGATGGAATGACTAGTTTTGATGAAATAAGAAATGAATTAGAAATATATAACGGAACTGGTGACCAATTCCATAACTATTTAGGTATCATACGCTCTAAAATAAAAGATAAAGACACCAACAACCCATATATTAGTGCCTCTGACCTTTTAAATTCACAATATCTAAATATAGATGTTATTAAAAATAATTACGAAAGAATGGTTCCGTTATCTGATAAAGATAAAAAATTCTTTATGTTTTTGGAAATAAAAGATGGTTCAGAAGCTGCAAGTAAATTAAAAACAGCGTTGACTGAAGAATATGTAATTGCGAATAATAGCTATGCTGCATGGGTTGGCTCTGATGCTGGTCAAGGTCAAATTACAAGAAAACCTATAAAAGTTAGTAGCACAAATTTTGATTTATATTTTAAAAGTCTTGTTGATGCGTTGAAAAAAGAAGGTGACGATTTTTCACCAACAAAAGAAAAAGAAAATTTAGATATTTCAATATTTGGAACAGCAAACAAAGATTTAATTAGGTTAAATTTATATAGAACGTGTAAAAACATATATGACAAATGGTTAGGCGGTGCCAATGATGTAAACAAAGTAATGTATCAATGTGGTGGTAGAAGTTCAGTAGACGCTAAACTAGCTTCAAAATACGAAAATAAAGCTACTAAATTTATTGATAGCTTTAGATTTGTAAGTAGGTCGTTTAGAGATATTGGTGATAAGCTATACATAAACCCTTTACCAATTAATGATTGGTTAATTGGTAACCCTAATACTAGTTCCTACGATGCAATAAGCTCGTTGTTAGCGGCTAACAATTTTGAGTTTCAAGCTTTGCCTAATTTTATAAACTTTAACAATGACGAAACATTAAAAGCAATCTTTAAACCATACAGTTATTACGATAAGCCGATTGAAGAAGGTATATGTGGACCATCATTTGTCTGTGTATATGTTGGTCAAACATCTAAACATTTAGATTTTAGAGGTGGTGAATACCCTAACGATGGTTTTGATTTGAGGTGTATAAATGGTAGCCCTAGCACTGAAATACCACCAGATTTTAATGAAGCGTCAAACGATTACGAAGATGCGGTTGGTGCTTTTACAGTAAGGTATAGCCAACAAAACCAAAACATTTTTAAAGACATAAATTTGGACCAAAGTGAATTTAGTGAAACTGATGAATCATTGCAGATTCAAGACGATATATCACAAAAAGGTGCTGAAAACAATAGAAGTTTTGTTGGTCAAAACATATACAACGTATATGCTGTTAGAAGTTATTCAGCTGAAATAGAAATGATGGGTAATGCCATGATACAACCAATGATGTATTTTCAATTAGATAACATACCTATGTTTCATGGTGCTTATATGGTTACCAGAGTTAAACACTCTATTAAACCAAATAGCATGTCAACAAATTTTAAAGGTGTTAGGATTAGATATCCAGAAACACCTTTGATTACAGCTTACGATATTTATATGGATTTAATTTCAACATTAGATACTAGTGGTGCTGGAACTGGAACATTCGGTAGTGGCGGTAGCGGTGGCGGTGTGAAAGGTACATTTGCACCAATTGTTGTTACATTAATCGAAAATGGTGCCATTAATGGTAAAGTAGAAGCTGGTAATAACAAATTGAAACCATTACCTAAAATTGAAGGTGTTGATAACGCAAAATTAAACAATAAAGCGGAAAATCTATTAATACAAGAAGCCGTTGACCCATTTGTCAAGATGGTTAAAGATTGGATTGGTTGGATGAAACAAAACGGGTTTAAAGGTAATAATGGTTATTATGTTGATATTACTAGTATATTTAGAGATTATGAAAAACAAGTTCAAATCAAAAAAGAATATGGTTCGGCAGCTGCTGCACCTGGTTCATCTAACCATGGTTGGGCAATTGCGTTAGATTTTCAATTTTATAATAAAAAAGGTACTAAAATACCTAACACAAAAAACCAATCCCAATATTTTAAATTTGATTCAAACCCAGCAATAAAATGGATTTATGATAATTCATGGAAATACGGATGGGTTATGCCGTCTAGTTTGAGAGACGGTAGTGGGTTAGAAGAACACTGGCATATTGAGTATCATGGAACAGCTGCAAAATGTATCATAGAAAAGAACCCTACTATCTATGGTTATACTGTTAATATTGATAAAAACGCTAAAATAGATGCATCTGTTAAAAACCCAAAAACAAAAGATGGTAAAGAAGCTGTTTACAATAGTTGTGATTATAAATTCATTGAAAAAGCTGGGGATGGAACCGAGGGTGGTGGCGGTGGTAAAGCGGCTTTTGGTTGTAAATCACCTAACTATAGCTTCCCGTTCCAAGACCCATTACCACCATCAAATAGTTTAACTATTAAAGAAGCTGTAACGATATTGAAAAAATTACCTAGTGGTACTGGAAAAGCTGTTTTTGCTATTTTGTGGGCAGAAGCGTCAAAAAATCCAGATAGAACAGCTTTCAAATCAGCTGGTGGGTATAACTATGCTGGTGTACAAACAGATGGTGGTAAATGGGGTGCTCCAGGAATTATCGGACAATATTGTAGAGTTGATAGTGGTGGTAATAAAAGAGCGTTTGCTATTTTTGAAAATAATGAAACATTCTTAAAATTTATGGCTGATAGGGTTGAAAAGAAAGGGTTTAACGGTAATAATGGTGATGATTGGACAACAACATACATCAATAGTTGGTGGTCACCAGCAGCAAAAGCAAGCTACACAAAAGGAACCGAAAAATATAATTCTAAACTATCAATTTATAATACGGCAATGAAAAAATGGAATGCTAATTGATATTTTTAAAATTTATTAGTATATTTGCAACATGATAGTTGCGAACATAGTTTCAAAGAATAAAATAAACGTTTCAGAAGATTTTAACGTAGTTCAATCCATGGATGAAATAATCCATGGATTGCCTACATTAATTGTGGGTTTTGACTACATGGATAAACACTACCCAGATTTTAATATTTTGGATAGAAAGATTTCAGAAAACCTATATTGGACTTTTAAGAAAACAGAACGAAGAGATAAACATGACGAGGATTTAACTTGGTTTATGGTTAATTCTTACAACGACTTGATAAAAGATATTTCATATGTTTTTATCGACCCATTACAATACAAGACTAAAGTGCTATGGAAAATTTTAAGAAAAATAAATGAAATTAAAAACATAGTCACTTACGTAAATGGCGATATGGCTTACATATATGGCGAAAAATACATATTTGGGGTTGATTTAAGATTGCTAGAATATGTTGGGTTTAAAAAAGATAAGGTAAAACGCATGATTAAATCAAAAAGCTCAGTCTTTTTGGACCAAAACGAGATACTTATAGAATATAAAAAATACGTTGAAGACTTAGGGTTAAAAGTTAGATACTTACCATATTTATTTTCTATAAAAAATGAACAAAACAATATTACTAGCAACATTCATCTTCCCAGAGAGAGTTGATTGGTTTCTAAGTTATTTAGAAGCCAAATTTGCTATTACCAAAAATAAAGTGTTTTGTTATAAGAATCTTGATGACGAATCTAAAGTCATTATGACATTTAAAATAAATGTCCAAAAAGACAAGCCATTAAATCTTAAAAATTTATTCCCAAGTGCTGTACCAGTACATAAAAAAGGTGATGCTATTTATACAATAAATGCGTTAAATAAATTAATCGAAAAAAACTACCCAGAGTCAGTTGGAAACATAGATTACAAAACTGTGAAAATCAATTGGGAAGAATATCAAAACAAGATGATTTTAATAAATGGTGAAGAACTTACCATTTTTAATATAACTAGGGTTTTTTAGTGTTTTACTGATATTTATATAAAAACATAATACAAATTTAAAAATATAGTTATGGAAAACAACACTTCAAATAAAAATGTTCCTAACCAAAAAGATTTAGACAAAGCTTTAGAAGGATATTTGAACACAGAAAACCAAGACCCGAACTTAGATTGTAGTTCTGGTGTTTGTGTTATCAAAGGTGATAAAAGCCTTATTGAAAGAATAAACAAAAAAATAATCACCGAAGACGGTAGACAATTATTATTCTAATTAAATGAAAAAAAATAAACTTAATCCAGAATTATTGAAAGAAGAACTTAAAAAGTTTAGGTTGCTTTCTGAATATGATTTTTATGGTAAAACAACTGAAGATTCAGAATATGAAAAACCATTAGTTTTAGGTGCTGAACTAGAAGAAGCTGACGAAGAAGAAGCTACTGATGCAATCGCTGCCGACTTAGGTTTAGATGCTGAACAACCAGCTAACGATGCTGAACAACCAGCTAACGATGCTGAACAACCAGCAACTGACGAAACTGGTGATGACGAACAAACTGGTGAAATACCTAACGAAGAACCAGCGACTGGTGAAGTTCCAGCGGAAGAACCAGTAGAGGAACCAGTAGAAGATACATCAGATGATGTTGAAATCGATGTTACATCGTTGGTGAAGGGTTCAGAAGATGCTAAAGCTGCTGCTGACAAAGCTACTGCAAACACAGAAGTTCTTTTACAGAAACTTTCAGACTTAGAATCACGTGTTGCTAGCATGGACAACATAACAAACAAAATCGAAGGTTTAGAACAAGAAATAATCAAAAGAAACCCAACACCAGTTGAGAAACTAGAAATGCGTTCATTAAGTTCTTTCCCATACAGTCAAAAATTAACAGATTATTGGGCCGACAAAGAAGGTGCTTATGACGTTATGGGTAATAAAGACAAAAAAGAAGAATACGTTTTAACACAAGATGATGTTGATTATGGTTATAGTGAACCAGAAGTAAAAAGAAGTTTTGGTGTCAACCCAGACGATTACGAAGAAGAAGAAATTTAACAAATAACTAAAAGCCTCAGAAATGGGGCTTTTTTATTTTTATGAAAAATAAATTGGTTTTTTGTTGTATCATGAGAAATTTGTTAGTATATTTGTAGAAATTATGTGGCTAAAATTAATAAAAATACTTTAAAAAAGTTGTCTAAAATACTTGACTTTTCAGAGTTTTTTAGTATATTTGTAGTATCAAAAGTTAGTAAATAAATAACATAAATATATAAAACAAAAAGTAAAATGAGTAATGAAAAAAGTGCATTGGATGCAATGCTAGCACAGTACGAGAAGAACAACGCTCCTAAGTACGAAAAAAAATCTGAGAAGGTTTATGATTTAAAAAACTACTTTAACACTTACATTAAAGAAGGTGTTAAAGCGGCAACTAAAGAAATCAGAATTCTTCCATCTGAAAACGGTTCTCCGTTTGTAGAAGTTCACGGACATAAAGTTCAAGTTGATGGTGAGTGGAAAACATTTGCATGTTTAAAACATGAAAAAGGTGAACCATGCCCATTCTGCGAGGCTCGTGAAGCTTTGTTGGCTACTGGTAATGAGTCAGACAAAGAATTGGCTAAAAAATACAACGCACGTAAAATGTATGTTGTTAAAGTAATTGACAGAGCTGCTGAAGAAGAAGGTGTTAAGTTCTGGAGATTTAACCATGACTACCGTAAAGAAGGAATTTTCGACAAAATCCACGGTGTGTTGACGGCTCTTAAAACAAATAGAGATGTTACTAACCCAGAAACTGGTCGTGACTTAGCTATCACAATCCAAAGAAACCAAAACAACATTCCAGTTGTATCAGCTGTTGTTGCATTGGATTCTACACCATTATCTGAAGATGTTGAAAAATCACAAGAGTGGTTGGCTGATGCTAGAACATGGGAAGATGTTTATTCTGTTCGTACTTATGACTACTTGGAAATCATTGTTAAAGGTGGTGTTCCAGTGTGGGATAAAGAAGAGAAAAAATTTGTTGACAAAGAATCTTTGAAAGCTGACGATAACTCAACTTTGGAAGCTGAATTGACAATGGGAGTTGAAAATGTTAAATCTAACGTACAAGCTGCGTCTGAAACAACAAAAACAACAACTACTACACAATCGGTTGAGTCTGATGACGAAGAAGACGACCTACCGTTTTAATTAGGTTTAAACTAAACAAAAAGAGGTGAGGAATTGCCTCTTTTTTGTTCTAAAATAACAATTAAGAAAAACAAATTAAAATGGCTAAAAAACCGACAAAGACACCAATCGATAAAAAAGAATTTAACCTAGAAGATTTTAAAAAAGAACAAGGGTTAGACTTTCAAGTTAAAGAAAAAGATTTAGCATGGATTCCATTATCAGAAGCATTTCATGATGCTGTTAAGGTACCTGGAATCCCTATTGGATATTTTACAAGTTTTAGAGGTTATTCAAACACTGGTAAATCAACCGCTATGTATGAAGGTGTTGCTGGTTGTCAAAAATTAGGTATTTTACCTATTATTTATGAAACAGAAGGTAACTGGAATTGGGAACACGCTAGAAATATTGGTGTGGAATTCGAGGAAAGAGTAAACGAAGAAACTGGTGAGATTAATTACGTTGGGGATTTCCTTTTTATGCAAGGTGCTGATTTAGTAAAAATGTACTCTTGTTACGACCACCAACATAGCAAAATGGGTACGAAACCATTAAGATATGAACCAGTTGTAGAGGATATTTCATTCCACATGCATTCAATGTTAGATGCGCAACAAGAAGGTAAACTACCAAGAGATGTTGCTTTTTACTGGGATTCAGTAGGTTCAATAAATTGTTTCAAAGGTTCTATTTCAAAAACAACGAACAATCAATGGACAGCTGGTGCGTTAGCAACATGTTTCAAATCACTTATCAATTACAGAATACCAGCTTCTAGACGTGAAGATTCACCATACACAGCTACATTTGCTGTTGTTCAACAAATTTGGTTAGATAACGAAAACAAAGTTATCAAACATAAAGGTGGTGAAGCGTTCTTTTACTCTCCAAGACTTATTTTCCATTTCGGTGGTATCTTAACACACAGTACCGAGAAATTAAAAGCAACAATGAATGGTAACGAATATGAGTTTGGTGTTGAAACAAGAATCAGATGCGAAAAGAACCAAGTTAATGGCGTGGTTCAAAAAGGTAAGTTATGTTCAACACCACATGGTTATGTAAACCCAGATAAAATAACTGAGTATACAAAAGAAAACAAGGAATTTTTCAAATTGCACTTGGACACTGAATACGATGATTTTGTCGTAGAAAAAGAAGAAATCGGTTTAAGCAGAGAAGACATGCACGCTTAACCTAGTACTAACTATTAACTTATAAAATGTGAATAAAAGACCACCAAGAAACGGTGATACTGTTCAAAAAATTCAAAATACACTACTGGTAGATGGCAATGCCCTTTTTAAAAGGGCATTTGCTGGTGCCAAAGATGAGTATAATTCAAAAGGTGAACACATAGGTGGTGTTTACCAATTTCTCACACTATTGCGTAAATTGTTAACTGAAGACCTATACCATAGAGTTTATGTTTTTTGGGATGGTAATTTCAGTGGAAAACTACGTTATGACATTTACGAACCGTATAAAAGTGGTAGAGGTAAAGATTACAAAAACGGAACTCACCCTATAGATGAAGAAGAGATAAAACAGCGTAAGCTTATCTGGGAATACTTAAATGAGTTATACGTAAGACAATTAAAACATGAAGTTATTGAAGGTGATGATTTTATTGCCTATTATTGTCTAACAAAAAAACAAAACGAAAAAGTCACTATCTGCACTAACGATAGGGATATGGCGCAACTAATAAGCGAAGATGTAAGGATTTATTTCTTGGACTTAAAAAATTATGTTGATAATTCTAATTTTATTTCGTACTTTTGCTATAAATTAGAAAACGCAGCCCTTATAAAGACTATGATTGGCGATAACAGCGATACTATAAAAGGAATCAAAGGTTTAGGGGTGAAAACGTTATTAACACTGTTTCCAGAATTAACTGAAAGAGAATTAAATATTAACGAAATTATAAGTATTGCAAAAGAAAAACAAGAAGAAAGATTAAAAAACAAACAAAAACCTCTAGCCGTTTTGGATAACATTATAAATTCGGTAACTGAAGGTGTACAAGGTAAAAGAGTTTATGAGATAAACGACATGCTTGTCAACCTTAAAAGACCGATGTTAACTGAAGATGGTATTAGAGAGTTAGAACAATTAATTGATGGTACTTTAGACTCATCGGGTAGAGATATCAAAAAAGTTCTTATATACATGGAAAGAGATGGGTTAGATAAATCAATAGGTGAGGTTAGATATCCAGAATATCTAATACCATTTAAAAAACTTATTGACAGAGAGAAATTAATTTTTTAACAAAACAAAAAAAAAACAAAAAATGAGTACCGAAACTGAAAAAACAGCTAAAAAAATTGAAGAACAAAGATTTGAATTTATTCTTTACATTAATGACCATATCATTTGTCAGAGATATTTCAATATTAGAGATTTCAATGAGGATTCTCTTAATTCACTTGAATTAAAAGAATTGATGGACAACATTGTTGGGATGAACAATGGGCAATATGGTTCTTTGGGTATTATACCTAGATACCTACAAAACAAGTCTAAAGACTATCTTTGGGATAACTACAACCCATATTTCACGCAAAAAGAAGAAACAACAAAAAACATTTTTGAAAAATTAGACAATTTTCAATTTGAAATTAAAGTTGATAAAAATTCAGTTGCAAAAAGTGAGTTCTGTGGTAACTATTTTCCACCAAAGGTTAGATACGCTGTGGACGTTAGAGAAATTATCCCGTCAATAATGTCTGAAATCAGACATTCATTGAGTCAAAAAAATTATAACTTGGTTGGTGCATAATCGACCAAGTTATTATATTTATTATAACAAACAGTTTTTAAAAACAGAAAGAAAAGAATGGCAAAAATAGACAAAAATAGTTTAGGGTATCTAGGGTACGATTATCAATTAAGATTAATAGCGCAAATATTAACAGACAGAAAATTCGCCAGCTCAATTATAGACATTGTTGACCCTAATTATTTTGAAGACCCATATTTAAGGGTTGTTGCTGCCACAATTAAAGACGCTGCCAAAAAGGATGATATTATACCAGATGTTGGCAGTTTAGAGTTTAGATTATTAGAAGATGTAACCGATGATATACAAAGAAAGTATGTCATCGGTCAACTTCGTAAGATAAAGGAAGCTGATTTGAACGATACGCTTAAAGTACAAGATATCGCAATGAAGTTTTGCAAGCAACAAGAATTAAAAAAATCGGTAAATGAAATTACCAAAATCATAAATAAAGGAAACATCGATGATTATGAACAATGTGAGGCTATATTAAGAAAAGCTTTAGAACATGGTGATAACAAAGATGATGGGATTAGTGTTTTCGACAACATTGATAGCGTATTGGAAGATGACTTTAGAAAACCAATACGAACTGGTATAAAGGGTTTAGATGATGTTATGGATGGTGGGTTATCCAAAACAGAATTAGCTGTTATATTGGCACCTTTTGGTGTTGGTAAAACAACTATGATGACAAAAATTGCCAACACCGCAATCAGTGATGGTAAAAAAGTTTTACAAATATTTTTCGAAGATAACCCAAAAGTTATCCAAAGAAAACATTTATCTTGTTGGTCTGGTTACGATTTGAATAGTTTATCTCTACATAAAGACGAACTTATTCAAATGACAAAAGAGTGGGAGGAAGGCATGAAAGGTAAAGGTCAATTAATACTTAAAAAGTTTTCTAGTGACGGAACCACTATCCCAGTAATTAGACAATATATTAGAAAGTTGATTGCTCAAGGTTTCAGACCAGATATTGTTTTGCTAGATTATATTGATTGTGTTGAACCATCTAGAAAATTTGATGATGTTAATGTTGGTGAAGGTAGCGTTATGCGACAGTTCGAAACCATGTTATCAGAATTAGATATTGCTGGTTGGACAGCCATTCAAGGAAACAGAAGTTCAATTAAAGCAGATGTGGTTGAGGCCGACCAAATGGGTGGTTCAATCAAGAAAGCTCAAATTGCGCATTTTGTTGTATCAATAGCAAAAACACTCGACCAAAAAGAGGCTGGAACAGCTACTATGGCTATTCTTAAATCTCGTTTTGGTAAATCTGGATTAATATTCGAAGATATTAGATTTGATAATGCAACAATTCAAATCGATATGGGCCAAAACAATGGCGCAAGAACGCATAGTGAGCACAAGCAAGGAAAAGAAGTTGCTGGACAGCAAAGAGTCAACACTGTTTTAGAAGCAGCGAAACAAAGAAACGCTGTATTGAATGCGTTAACAACGCCAAAAATAGACGAATAAAAATTAAAATTAAGATTTAAGAGAGATGTATTTAAAAGATAAGACATTAAAAAAAAGGTATTCTATTTTCCCAATCGTTCATAACGATTTGTGGCAGATGTACAAAAAAGCCGAAGCTCAAACATGGGTTGCCGAAGAACCAGATTTATCAAAAGATAGATTTGACGAATTAAAAGATAACGAAAAAACTTACTTGAAAAACATTTTAGCGTTTTTCGCTATTTCTGATGGTTTAGTTATTGATAACCTAGCTACAAACTTTTTAAATGAAGTTGAAATTCTAGAAGCTCAATATTTTTACGGTCACCAAACGTTTATTGAACAAGTACATGCAAATGGTTATTCTTTGTTAATCGAAACGTATATAAAAAATCTATTGGAAAGAGAAGAGTTATTCAATTCTATGGAAACAAACCCAGCTGTTGGTAAAAAAGCAGCATGGGCTGAAAATTGGATTCAACACCCTTCATTTGGTCATAGATTAGTTGCGTTTGCATGTGTTGAAGGTATTTCATTTGCTAGTGTATTCTCTGGTGTGTTTTGGTTTAGAAGTAGAAACAAGATGCCTGGATTGGGTGCTATGAATGAACTTATTTTGAGAGACGAAACATTCCATTATGAATTTGCACTTAACCTTTATAAAAATTATTTGAAAGATGACTACAAACTTTCAAAAGAAGAATTGCGAAACATTATATTAGGGTGTTATGAGGCTGAAAAAGTTTTTGTTGAGGAAAGTATGCCAGATGGGTTACAAGGGTTAACAAAAGAAGATATGGTTAAATACGTACAATATGTTACAGATGTTGTGTTGAACGATTTTGGTTGTGAAACAGAATTCAAAGTAAGTAATCCATTAGAATACATGTCTAGAATTGGTTTATCATCTAAAAATAATTTCTTTGAAAAAAGAGAGGGTGAATACACTAGAGTTGAAATACCAACAACTATGGATGGTATTTTTGATGAAGAATTTTAATAATTAAAATAAACAGATAAAAATGAGAATACTTAAAAGAGATAAATCAACACAAGCTTTCACACCTAACAAAATATTAACAAGAATAAAAACACAAGCCAAAGGCTTGAAAGTGGATTCGGATATTTTGTTTCAAGAAGTGATTCCTTTGATTAGTGATAATATAACGACAACAGAGATTGATGAAATAATTGCGTTTAAGGCCGCTGATAAAATCATTCAACATCCAGATTATTCATTATTGGGTGGTAGAATTTTATTAAGTCGACAATCTAAATTAATAAACAAAGAATTACAACCAGTAGATTTAACCTATGACTTCTTTGCTGCGACAACTTTCTTGTCAAAATACTCAATGAAAGACGATAAAAAAACACCTATCGAATTACCATCATGTATGTATGAAAGAGTTGCGAAACATTTGCATGGTGAAAATGAATCTGACAAATTAGAATTGTTAGAAGAACTTAAATCTAAAAGAGGTAACTTTGCAACACCAACATACACAAACGCTGGTATTGAAAAAAGAGGTGGTATGATTAGTTGTAATCTAACACACTTGGAAGAAGACTCGTTTGACGGTATTGAAAATACTCTTTCTAAGATATCTTCAGCGTCAAAAGAAGGTTCTGGTATCGGATTACTGATTGACCCATTAAGAAGCAAGGAAAGTGTTGTTGAATCGTTTCAAGGAAACGCTGGTGGTGTTGTTAGATTGGCTGACATGGTTCAATCAAAAATGAGGTTCTATAAACAAGGTTCACGTTCTGGTAGCTGCGCATTATATTTGTCATTGTGGCATAAAGATATTATTGATTTCTTAGATTTAACATTACCTATTGGTGACGAACAATTAAGAACTCGTGATTTGTTTACATCTGTAATCGTGAACGACTTGTTTATGCAAAAATTAGAGAAGGGTGAAGATTGGTATTTGTTCTGTCCTAATGACATTAAAAAAGCTGGGTTAAAACCACTTTACAATCTACATGGTGCGCAATTTAATGCTGAGTATGAAAAAGCCGTTTCTTTAGGTATTGGTAAAAAGGTTAACCCTAAAGACATTTTTGACTCGATAATTAAATCACAAGTTGAAAGCGGTAGACCTTATGTGATGTTTAAAGACAACGCAAACAAAAGAAACATGCAGAGCAATATCGGACCAATTAAACAATCTAATTTGTGTATAGAGGTAATGCAAGCTTCAAAACCTAAATATACACCACAATGTACTTTAGCCTCAGTTAACTTAGCAGAACACGATAATCTAGAAACAATAGCTAAAACAACAAAAGTTTTGGTTAAAGCACTGAACAGAGTAATCGAAACGAACAAATGGAGTGATGATTGGAGTAAAAAAGCTGGTGTTGACCAAAGAGCTTTGGCTATTGGTGTTGCTGGATTGGCTGATTTTTTCGCTAAGAAAAAAATATCTTTTGAAAGCGAAGAAGCTAAAAAATGGAATAAAGACATTTTTGAAACAATGTATAAAGCTGCTGTTACCGAATCAATGGAATTGGCTATTGAACAAGGTATCAATTATCCAGCTTGGGAAGGTAGTCCATATTCTAAAGGTGAAACATATATCGAAGGATGGTCACCACTACCAGAGGGGCAACCAATCCCAATGCTTAATAGCTTATTGTTAGGTCTTATGCCAACAGCGTCTTCAGCTATTTTATTAGGTGTTTTTGAATCGTTTGAACCAGTTACATCTAATTTATTTACTAGAAGAGTTGGTCAAGGTGAATTTTTGATTGTAAACAAATACTTGGTAAATGAATTGATTGATAACGATTTATGGGATTCTGAAATGGTTGATAAAATCATAAAAAATAAAGGTAGTGTTCAAAATATTGTTGAAATACCAGAAGACATTAGATACAGATATAAAGACGTTTGGGAAATATCGCAAAAAGTATTGTTAGATTTATCTATAATCAGAAATAAATTTGTAGACCAATCACAATCATTGAATGTTTACCATTCAGATGCTAAATACGGTAAAATAGCTAGTGCGCTCATGTATGCTTGGAAAGGTGGTTTAAAAACTGGTGTTTACTACACTAGAACCAAATCAAAATTGGATGCAAACGCTAAATTAGCTAGCACACAGTTAGTCACAACGGTTGAAAAACCAAAAGACAGTCAATTTGAATGTTTTGGGTGTTCAGCTTAAAAGATAAGTAAAAAAAATAAAGGGGTCATATGACCCCTTTTTTTATTTACCATATTTACTTATAAAAATAATTTATTATCATATTTATCTAATAAACGATTTTATGGCAAACGGAAAATATATTAACATAAACTATCCTTTCAAAGATAGTAAAAAGGGTTTTTTCTTAGATTTAACAGAACAAGACAATCAAGCGATAAAAGCTGACCTTTTACACTTAATTTTAACTAGAAGAGGGCAAAGACTTTACAACCCAGATTTTGGTACTGACTTGCTTAGATTTATCTTTGAACCAAACGATGCTTTGACCCTTCAAGGTGTTAAAGACGAGATAACAACTGTTGTAAAAAAATTTTTACCTAAATTACAATTAAACGAAATTATAATAGAGCAATCACCAGAAAGTGAATATGCGGCTGTTGTAACAATAAGCTATGTAATAACTGATGACGTTTTTACAACATCAGATGTAGTAGTTATTAAAATATAAAACAAAAATATGGCACAAGAAGTTAATTATTCATCACGAAATTTTGCGGATATAAGAACAGACTTAGTTAATTACGTAAGACAATATTATCCAGATATCTTTAATGATTTCAATGACGCATCGGTTGGTATGATGCTTTTAGAATTAAATGCTGCGGTTGGTGATATGTTATCATACAACACAGATAGAATGTTTGCTGAAACTCAAATTGATTACGCAAAAGAAAGGAAATCATTGTTATCTATGGCTAGAACATTCGGTTTAAAAATACCAGGAAAAAGAGCCAGCGCAACCATTGTTGATTTAAGTATTACATTACCAGTTTTTGGTGACACATTTGACGTTTCATATGCACCAATTATTAAAGCTGGGTCACAAGTTTCTGGTGCTGGAAAAGTTTTTGAACTTGTTAGTGATGTAGATTTTTCTAGTCCGTTTACAATTGGCGGTATACCTAATAGGTTAATATTACCAAATTTTAACGCAAATGGGACATTGATAAATTATACACTAATCAAAAGAGAAATGGTTACAAACGGTTTTTCAAAAATTCTTAAAAGGGTTATAACAACATCTGACGTAAGACCATTTTTAGAGGTTATATTACCAGATGATAACGTATTATCTGTCGATTCAATCATAACATTACCAGGAACATCATACATTGGTGAACCTAGTTTAGATGAATTTTTAAATATAGACAATAGATGGTTTGAAGTTGATGCTTTGGCCGAAGATAAAGTTTTCATTGAGGATAACACAAGAACTAGTGATAACTCTGGTATAAAACCAGGAAAATGGATTTCAGTAAGTAAAAAATTCATAAGGGAATACACAGATTTAGGTTTTACAAAAATAACATTTGGTGCTGGTACTCAAGACATAAGCAGCTTATGTGATTTCGACACCAACAAAGCATTGGTCAACCAAATAGGTAATTTTATAAACAATATGTCGTTGGGTGTTATACCAACAGCCAACACAACTATGTTTATCAAATATAGAGTAGGTGGTGGTGCTGATAGTAATTTAGGACCCAACACGATTAAAGGACTTGGTATTATAAACATGAGTGTAAATGGTCCAGATAGCACTGTAAATCAAAATGTAAAAAAATCTCTAAAGGTTAATAATCTATTCCCAGCTATCGGTGGTAAAGATTCACCAAGCGTTGAAGAAGTTAGAAACATGGTTAGATACAATTTTTCATCTCAAAATAGAGCTGTAACAATCAAAGATTATCAAACAAAAATTGCGCAAATACCTGGAAAATTTGGAGCACCATTTAGAAATGGTATTTTTGAGGAACAAAATAAAATAAAAATGTATGTTTTAAGTTTGGACCAAAACGGTTCGTTAACAAACCAAACGACAACAACATTAAAAGAAAATATAAGCAACTATTTGGCCGACTTTAGAATGCTTAATGATTATGTTCAAATAACTGATGGAAGAATCATTAACATATCTTTTGAAATTGATTTATATATTGATAAAAAAGCACCGCAATCACAAGTAATTTCACAAGTTATAAATGAGGTTAAAAATTATTTTGATGTTAACAAATTTGAAATGGGTCAAGATATATACATTTCAAATTTAATTGAAACAATAAATAATATTGGCGGTGTCTTGAATTTAGTTGGATTGAGGGTTTATAATAAAGTTGGTGGTGGTTATAGTTTAAATGAAACATCACAACCATATTTTGATATAACAACTGGACAAATAGACATCTCCGAAGATAACACATTATTCGGTGAACCAACTTCTATGTATGAGATAAAATACCCAACAAAAGATATTCTAGTTAGGGTTAGACAATAACATTTATTTATTTCTAAATAATCGTTATACTTGTAGAAATAAAAAGTTATTAAAAACAAAGAAAAATGGGATGCAATTGTAAAACTGGTGGGACACCTAATCCAAACTTTAAATCAAACAATAATGATTCTGGGGTGAATCCTAGACATAAGAATTTATCTTCTTTTTTAGGTTATACAGCTAAACTAATTGGTTTTTTTGTTGGCCTTTTATTATTACCGTTAATAAACGTAGCCATTGTTTGGTTTATGTTTAACACATTGGTTTTAACGAAAGAAGTAGATGTAAGAGGGTTATTTTCCAGATTAACAAAAACAAAAAAGTTTAAATCATTAGTGAAAGACGAAGATGATGAGGACGAAGATGACGATGACGATTATGAAAATTTAACTGAGGATGATTTGATAATGGTTGATGTCGAAGATATAACACCTAAGAGCAAATAAATTTTATGTCAGAAACAGTAAGAATAAGGACAAAACCAAATGGTTCAGACAAATACCTTAAAGTAAAATTAGACCAAGAATTTGATTTCATTGAAGTTCTTTCAATGAAAATAACACAAGAAGAGGCGTATAGAAACTTCTGTTCTGATTATGGTGTAATTGTAGGTAGAGTAATCATCAACAGTGGCTTTGGTTTACCAAACGCCAGAGTTAGTGTATTTATACCAATTGATGATGTTGATAAAAATGACCCACAAATAAAAGGGTTATATCCTTATTCTATTGTTTCTGATAAAGATAGTGATGGTATTAGATACAATCTATTACCTAAATCAAGTGAAACCAATAACGAATGTTTTACACCAATAGGTACATTTCCAAACAAAAGAGAAATATTGGATAATGATGAATTATTAGGTGTTTATTGCAAATATTACAAGTTCACAACAACAACAAATAATGCTGGTGATTTTATGATATTTGGTGTGCCACTAGGCACATATACCGTACACGTGGATGCTGATATATCAGATATCGGTATTGTATCTCAAAGACCATACGATTTAATTAGCCAAGGAACACCACTTAAATTTTTTGATAGTCCTACCAAATATAAAGGTGGTACAAATTTAGACAAATTAGTTCAAATCAAATCAACAAATTATGGTGTAAACGTACAACCTTTCTGGGGTAGTACTGATAATTGCGAAATAGGCATTACCAGAGCTGATATTGATATGAATTACAATATCAGACCATGTGCTATGTTCATGGGTAGTATTTTTGGTGACCAAGAAAAAAATAGTATAAACAAAAGATGTAGACCCAGAAAAAAACTAGGTCAGTTATGTGAACAAATAGCTGGCGAAGGTTCTATTGAGATGCTTAGAGAAACTATTGATGGTGGGGTTGAACAGTTTGATGTTGATGGTGGTCGATTAATAGACGAAGATGGAACATGGGCGTATCAAATACCTATGAACCTAGATTACGTTGTTACTGATGAGTTCGGTAACCTAATACCATCTGATGATGAAACAAAAGGAATACCAACTAGAGCAAGTGTAAGGTTTAAAATAGGGATGGACAATACTGGTGGTGAAGGTAGGCTTAGAACAAGAGCCAAATATTTAGTACCTAATAATCCTAATTCTGTTTCTGAAATAGATTACACATTCAATGAAACAACAAAGAAAACTAGTTTTAGAAGTTTATATTGGAACAAAATATACAGCGTTACCAACTTTATACCTAGATATCAAACATCTGACAATAAAAAAACAAGAGCGTTTACAGCTATAAAAGATGTCGATGGTTGTGCTGGTGATAAGACAACGTTTCCTTTTAATAAAGTTAATACTGATTTTAGCCCTATATTTTTCATCATTTGTTTAATCATAAAAATAATTGCATTTTTAATTTATATTATGAATGCGTTTTTAATTAAATTAGTAAACATAATCATAGGTGTTTTGAATGCTATTCTAAAAGTGATATGTAACATAATTTTTAGCATAGGTAAATTCATTAATAAGATACCATTTGTCAGTGTAAATGTATGTAATTGGTGTATTGGTAATGGTTGTTGTAATTGTAGTGATATCTTAGGTTATATACCTTGTATTTGGGTACAATGTCCCTTTGACGCTGATGCTGGGACTGGCTTGTATGCACCTGGTTGTAAGGAAACTGATAAAGGGTTTGAAGCGGTTAAAACAAACACTGGGTATTACCCAACTTTTTACCCTGGTGATGATTTTGACCATCCAGATAAATTTGGTGATGCAGCTGGTTTAGATAAATGTGTCGCTGCTGTACTTGCTGAGAGCTTAGGTATATTCCAATTTGATTTTTACAATGATTGGGTAAATGGTACCTTATATGGTTATTTATTAAAATATAAAAGAAAGAGAAGAAAATCTGAGAGATTCTGTGAATATGATTGTGATGATTTCTTCAGCCAAGGTGGTGTAGATGGAAACAAAAATAATAACCCAGATAACAATTGTAGAACAAATTATTTGTTTGATAGTTGTTATAACGGTGGTGATGACTCACAAGATGAATTAAAATCTAGAGGTGGTGTTAGGGAAGGTTTGATAAAAAAGATTGACACTTTCCAAAATGGTAAAAAAATAAATGAAGAGTTTTTCTATGCCGCATCCCTTCATGATGCATCAGCAAAATTATTTGCAACTGATATTATTTGCATGGGTTCGGTTTTTGATTGTGATTGGCAAGGAATACCAAAGGTTCAATCATTATTGATACCTACAACATATAAAATACCACCAATTGTAGTTGAATTGACAGACGATAACCAAACTGTTGAAACAACTGGTATGATTGGTACTGGTGGTAGTTTACAAGGCTTGTTTTTTGAAGTTGATTGTATTGGTTTACATTCAGATTACAGTCAATGCTTAAATATTAGACATTTATCTGAGTTTGGTGTTGATTTAGACCAATTACAGTTTGGCGCACCCTCAGCTTCATACCCTAATGGGGCACCGATTTATGCTGATAATAACATAGGTATAAAAGATATTGACGAAAACGGTGGTATTTGGTTTAGAGATGTGTATTACGAATTAAACAAAATCCCTAATCAAAATTCGTTTACGTTAGTGCCTTTTACAACCAGCTTTAACCTTAACGATGCCGCAACTTATTCGTTCTCAAACAATACTGATAACGGTGTTAACTATTCTAGTTTTAGAGGTTACCCTAGCGGTTCTGAGTCACAATTTACACAACCTAAACACTCGTATTTTTTCTACTTTGGTATTCTACCAGGAAAAGGTGCTTTAGAAAAATTAAACCAAAGATTTTTTACAAGATGTTTACCAGTAACTGAAAAAGAATTTAACGTTCTTGCTACATCACAATCAGCAACGGGGTCAAACCCTACTGGTTCGATAACGTTTAGTGTGGTTTCTGGTACAGCACCTTTCACATACACGATTAGTGGACCAAATGGATACAATAGTACTGGAACAATAGCTGCTCCACCAGCACCACAAACAGTTACTATAACTAATTTACCAGTTGGTACTTATACAATACAAGTTGTAGATGCAAATGGAAATGTTGTAACCCAAAACACAACAATAGATGGACCACCAGCCTTATATGCAACGGCTTCTGTTACTAAATTATGTAGTTCAGCTAGTGTTCAAGACGGTGAAATTACAATAACTAGTATAGGCGGTGGAACTGGCGTTTGGACTTATCAATTGTTAAGAAGCAACGGTTCCGTAGCAAAACCAGTAACATCGATTTCTACCTCACCATTGATAATAACTGGTCTAGGTGCTGACACTGGTTCTGATGGTTTAACACCACCGAATTTTGGTTATAAATTATTGGTTAGTGATGGTATAACAACAGTCACAATTACTGATTTGGTTTTAAACGGACCAACACCAGTTGTTTTAAGTGTTTTAACTCAGACACCTACAACATGTTGGGAATCAGCA